CTGTTTAAGGGCATATTGTTTTTGCTGGTGACGCACCAGGACAAGCCGCGCATGATTCGTTTGCGCAACGAGTTTGTGCAGATGGACCCGCGTGCGTGGAATACCGCGATGGATGTCCACATCAATATTGGCCTTGGTAACGGCGACACCAATGAGCGCATCCAGGCTCTTATGATGATTCTGGCCAAGCAGCAGGAGGCTCTGACTCAGTTGGGGCCACAGAACCCGCTGGTGACCCCGTCTCAGTATTCCCATACCCTGCGCCAGATTGTGCAGTTGTCTGGGTTTAAGGACGCCTCGCAATACTTCAATGATGTGCCTGCCGACTACCAGCCGCCAGCACCACCAGCCCCTAAACCGACTCCAGAGGAGGTGCTGGCGCAGGTGCAGGCCAAGTCTATTGAGGCCGATATTCAGAAGAAGGCGGCAGAGCTGGAACTCAAGCACCAGCAGATGATACGCGACGACGATTACCGGCGAGATGCCTTAGCGCAAGATTTGTATCTGAAAAAATACGAACTTGAGTTAAAGTACAACGCACAGATTTCTACGGCTGAGATTGAAGCACAGCAAAATCTCAACCGAGAAGCAATGCAGCAGCAGACTACCCTGGCACAGAGCCAGATGTCAGCGGCTGCGCCCATCAACCAATATGGAATGGCATAAATGGAAAATGAAGAACTTGTACGCAAGGGCCGAAAGGCAAGCCAGTTGCTGGAGGATGAAACCTTCAATATGGCAATCAACAAAATGGAAAACGACCAGCTCTGGTACTTTCGGTCAACGAAACCAGAGGAGTCAGCCAAGCGAGAGATCGCCTGGTCCATGCTCAAGGCAATCGATAACCTAAAGATCGAACTGCAAAAGATTGTTGACAACGCAAAGGTGGCGCAGCGTGCCATTGAGCGTGCGAATAAGTAAAGGACATTTATGCTAGAAGCACAAACGGGTTCTGCGGGACCCATGAATCTGGACCAAGCGGCCCAGGCACTCTCTGCAATGCTGCCCGATGAGGGAGAACAGTCAATTGAAGAGACGTTGGACGATTCGCTGGAAGGCGAGTCGGCGGCGCAAGCTGACACATCATTGGAAGATGCAGACGCAGACAATGATGTAACGGATGGCGAACAGTTAGAGGAAAGTGAAGATTCTGAGGAGGAAAAGCCGGATCAGACCTTTACCGTCAAAGTTGACGGCACTGAGGTTACTGTAACCCTGGACGAACTTCAAAAGGGATATTCGCGGACTCAGGACTACACGCGAAAGACCCAGCAAATTGCCGAAATTCGACGTCAAGTTGAGTCGGAAGCTGAGGCCATTCGCGCCGAGCGTAGTCAGTACGCTCAATTGTTAGGAGCATTGGAATCGCAGGTTCAGCAAGCCGCGCAACCACAAATTGATTGGGATCGCCTCTACCAAGAGGACCCTATTGAGTGGGTGCGGCAGAAAGAGGTGATGCGTGAAAACCAAGCAAAGGCGCAGGCTATTCAATTTGAAAAGCAGCGCCTTGCGGAAATTTCACAGCAGGAGCAAGCTCAACAGATGCAGGCTTATCTTGCCAAACAGCAAGAAGAACTGCTGAAGGTTTTGCCTGATTGGAAAGACCCAAACAAGGCAAAAAAAGAGAAGGAATTGCTTATTGACTTTGGCCAAAAGGCAGGGTTTAGCGCCGATGAACTGAAAAACATATTTGACCACCGAGTAGTTAACGTGCTGCGTAAAGCTGCACTGTACGAACAGATGATGTCCAAGAGGCAGAGCATCAAGCCGGTGACAAACAATGGCCCACGTCCTGCCAAGCCAGGTGCAGCAGGACGTGTCTCTCAAGCAAGTGAAGCTACTCGCGCAAAACAGCGTCTTGCAAAAACTGGTCGCGTCCAAGATGCGGCCTCCGCAATTGAACTTTTATTAAAGTGAGTAAATCATGGCAATCGTAACTAATACCTTCACTACCTTTGATGCAAAAGGTATCCGTGAAGATTTGAGCAATGTAATCACCAACATTGCCCCCGAGGAAACCCCTTACATGAGCAACATTGGCCGCGAGTCGGTCAGTAATTCTCTGTTTGAGTGGCAAACCGATACCCTGGCAGCAGCCGCAGCCAACAAGCAGTTGGAGGGCGACGACGTTGCATCCTTTGACGCTGTTACTGCTACCGTTCGCCTGCAAAACTACGCTCAGATTTCGCGCAAGACTATCGTCCTGTCCGCTACTGAGGAAGTGGTTAACAAGGCAGGCCGCAAATCTGAGTTGGCTTATCAGATCGCCAAGCGCGGCTCTGAGTTGAAGCGCGATCAAGAGTTTTCTATGCTTAATGGTGCAGTCGCTGCCGCTGGCAACACTACTACCGCGCGTGGTACTGCTTCTCTTGGTGCGTTTATCAAGACCAACGTGGATATGCAGACAAACGGCGTTAACCCTTCGTACACGACGCTGCCAAACAGCGCCCGTACTGATGGCAACGTGCGTACCTTCACAGAAGCAATTTTGAAAAACGTCATTCAGCAAGTTTGGACTTCTGGCGGCACTCCGAAAATCTTGATGGTCGGCCCTGTCAACAAGCAGCGCGTATCTGGCTTCTCTGGCATCGCATCTTCGCGTTTCAACATTGATGGCGGCGCACGTCCTGCAACCATCATTGGAGCGGCTGATATTTATGTCAGCGACTTCGGCAATGTGCAAGTGGTTCCCAACCGCTTCCAGCGTGAGCGTGATGCGTGGGTGATTGATCCCGAGTACGCAAAGGTGACTACCCTGCGTCCTTACCAGCAAATCGAGCTGGCTAAGACTGGCGACGCTGAGAAGCGTATGCTGATCGTAGAGTGGGGCCACAAACTCTTATCTGAAAATGCCCACGGCCTTGCTGCTGACCTGGTTACATCGTAACCAAGCATGGAAGGGATCAGGGAAACCTGGTCCCTTTTTTAAATGAGCGAATCAAGATTATTTGAAACAAATTCAGACCTTGGAATTACTCGGACGTGGCACTACGATGCGGACACCGACAAGGCAACCATACAGACAAGTCAAGATGTCACGGAAATTATTGAGGAAAACCGCAGCATCTACAACCAGGGCGAGAAGCACGACAAGTATGGCGAATGGAGCCGTGTGGCATCCATACCATTGAGCGTGTATTTCAAACTCAAGGCAGAGGGTAAGTTAGAAGATGAGGCGTACATGAAACGCTGGCTCAATGACCCTGATAACCAATACTTTAGAACTCGACCAGGACAAGTATGAACTATGTAGCAGTCTGCACGCCAGCGCGTGATATGGTCCACACAAACTTCACCTACTGTTTGGTGAACATGGTGGCGTATCACACTATCAGCACCACCGATGCCGTATCCCTCAAGATTATGCAGGGTACGCTGATACAGAATCAACGCGCTGATTTGGCGCTGGACGCGATGGCCGAGGGCTGCACGCATATCTTGTTTATTGATTCGGATATGACCTTCCCGCAGGATATGGTTGGCAGGCTCCTAAAGCATGACCTGGACATTGTGGCCACAAACTGCGCACGGCGCAGGATGCCGACTGGTCCGACTGCGCAGAATTACAAGCCTGATGGGACCCGCGAATTGGTGTACACCATGCCCGAGTCCACCGGCATCGAGGAAGTTGGCTCTATTGGCATGGGCGTGATGTTGATTAAACGAAACGTCTTTGAAAAGCTATCAGAGCCGTGGTTTGAAACTCCGTGGCGACCAAAGGAGCGCGGTTACATTGGCGAGGATATCTTCTTTTGCCGTAAAGCTCAGGAGGCAGGGTTTAAAATCCACATTGACCACGACGTAAGCAAAGAAATTGGTCACATTGGCACGTTTGAATTCAAGCACGACCATACCTGGGTTATGCGAGAGCTTGAGGAACAGGAAAAGGCAACTTAATGGCTCTGACAACGTACACGGAGTTAAAGGCATCAATCGGTGACTGGCTTAACCGCACCGATCTCACGTCTGCCATTCCCGACTTTATTTCTCTTGCAGAGGCGCAGATTGAGCGCCAATTGCGAACCAGGCAAATGATAGTAAGGTCAAACGCAGACATTAGCACAGAGTATGCCGCCTTACCTAGTGATTTCTTAGAAACAAAATCATTTAAGTTAAGCGGCACAAACCCAATTACCCCACTTGTTTTTCAAACCATTGACGCGCTTGATGACTTGCTGAGGACACATTCTGCGGCTTCGCGTCCTAAATACTTTGGCATTGTCGGTGGCCAAGTAAGGGTTGTTCCAGCGCCTGACGCAACATACACCACCGAGCTTGTGTACTACGCCAAGCTCACAAAACTGTCAGCATCAGTAGCAAGCAATTGGCTTTTGGCTGCAAGCCCAGATATTTACCTTTACGGCAGTCTTTTGCAGGCTGCTCCATACCTGCAAGATGATGCGAGAATACCCGTATGGTCAAGTCTTTACGAAAAGGCACTGACTGACTTACAGATTTCCGACAGCCGTAGTTCGACATCAAGCGGGGCAATGTCTGCCCGTGCTAAATCTTTTGGATAAATTAGGAGTTTTTTATGCAATCCGAAAAAATCAAATTGACAGAAAAATCTGATGTTTCCATATCTAAGTCTAATGATTTAGCAGAAACAATTGGTGTAACAGGGCGTTATGATGTCCAGTGCATTGGTCAAGATGGCAAAGTTAAATGGACTGATACCATTGAGAACTTGGTGGTGACTGTTGGCAAAAACGACTTGCTTGATAAGTATTTTGCTGGCTCGGCCTACACCGCTGCCTGGTACATGGGTTTGGTAGATGGGGCATCTGCTCCTACTTACGCTGCCGGTGATACATTGGCATCGCATTCCGGATGGACGGAAAGCACAGCGTACTCTGGAACCAACAGGGCTACAGTGGCCTGGAATTCTGCTTCTGCTGGCTCTAAGGCATCTACAGCCACATCATTTAGTATAAATGCCACTGCGACAATTGCAGGGGCCTTGCTAACCGTCACTCAGGTTCGCGCAACTACCACCGGCGTTTTATATTCAGCAGGATCATTTAGTGGCGGTAACCGAGCAGTAGCAAACGGGGACACGCTTAACGTTACTTATACCGCATCTGTTTGAGGAAAATATCATGGCTTTTAAGACAGGCGATTCAGTCAAAGTTAAGCACACGGATATGGTTGGCACTGTACAAGGTGCTACTGTAGATACAGACGCACAATTGTTACTTCGCGTTTCATACACCGACCAAAACAATATTGCTCAAGAACGTTTCTTCAAAGAAGAAGAAATCGAAATCACATAATTTAAGGGGGTTTTATGGCTCTAATCTTAGCCGATAGGGTTCAAGAAACAACCACAACAACCGGAACTGGCACTGTTACTTTAGCAGGCGCTGCTTCTGGTTTTCAGTCATTTTCTGCTATTGGTAATGGTAACTCTACCTATTACACCATCACAGGCGGGTCAGAGTGGGAAGTTGGTATTGGTACTTACACATCTTCAGGCACAACGCTATCTAGGACTACGGTGCTATCTTCCAGCAACTCAGGGTCGTTAGTAAATTTTTCCGCAGGCTCTAAGAATGTTTTTGTAACTTATCCCGCTGCGGTTGCTGTACCAGAGGGCAGGGCAATAATTATGGCAATGGTTTTTGGTTATTAAGGAATAAAAATGGCAAACCCAAATATAGTTAACGTAACAAGCATTTACGGAAACACCAGCTATTTGATTCCAAGCACTACAGCGGCTACGACTTGGACTGCACTCACACCTGCGGCGAACACGGTAAACAAGATTGACAACATTGTTGCGGCGAATGTAACTGTTGCTCCTGCAACCGTGACGGTGGCGATCAACAGTGCTGCTGCTGGTGCTGGCACGAATTACCGGCTTGTTTACCAAGTGCCAGTGCCTGTTAATGCCTCGATTGTTATTGTCGATAAAAGCACAGCGTTTTATCTTGGTGAAGCACAATCCATTGTCGTTACCGTTGGCACGGCATCGGCGATTGAATTGACCGCATCCTACGAGGCTATCACCTAATGCCTAGTCGGTACAAAGCCTCCATTATGTCGCCCACTGCGGCGACTAATACCTCAACATCGGCAAAAGGTATTTGGCGCACTAATGAAGTGATGCAAGGGTTACAGGGCAGTGCTTGGCCTTTGTTTAACGTTCCTCCTCCTTCCGTAGATTATTTAGTTGTCGCGGGTGCTGGTGGTGGTGGTTCTAGTGATAACTCCCACGGCGGTGCTGGTGGTGGCGGCGCTGGAGGGTATCGCACGGCAACGGGGTTCTCAGTATCCGCAGGAACTGCATACACAGTAACGATTGGCGCGGGCGGAACGGGCAGAGCAAATAATACCGGCACTCGTGGTGGCAACGGTACAGACTCCGTTTTCAGTAGCATAACCTCCACGGCTGGCGGTGGTGGCGGGTCTAGTATTGCTGGAAATAATGGCGCTGCTGGTGGTTCTGGCGGCGGGGCTTTTGGTAGGGCGGGTTTTACTGGAGGCGCGGGAACTGCGGGGCAAGGATTCGCAGGGGCAAACTCGGCTGGTGGCACTTCAAGCTCTGGCAGAGGCGGTACAGGTGGTGGCGGTGCTAGTGCAGCAAGCGCTACGAACTCAACCGCTGCTGGAACAGCCGGAGGCGCAGGATCATCATCGTCAATAACAGGGACTAGCATTACTTATGCTGGCGGCGGCGGTGGCGGCGGTGGTCAAACGTCTGGCGTGGGCGGCGCTGGTGGTGCAGGCGGTGGTGGTGCTGGTGGCCGCAATAGTGTTAACGCAATTGCAGGAACCGCAAACACTGGTGGCGGCGGTGGTGGTGGTGGTGTAACTTCTGCGGGTGCTAACGGTGGGTCGGGGGTTGTTATCCTCGCTTATGAAGATACCTATCTAAGCATCACTACTTTTTCAGCGGGATTGGTTGTTAACGGCGTAACCACTACGGGGTCTAATGTTCCTGATGCGGATACCGCATCACGGGCGGGTTACAAGGTGTATCAATTCACTGCCGGTACTGGCACAATTCAGTGGTAAATAGCATGGCGCATTTTGCACAACTTGATGAAAATAACATCGTTGTCCAAGTAATTGTGGGCGTGGATGAGCCGCACGATGGTGAGGTTATCTATGCGGCGAATACTGGACTAGTTTGGAAAAAGACAAGCTACAACACTTTTGCCGGTGAGCATTTGCTGGGCGGTACGCCGTTTCGTAAAAACTACGCTGGTATTGGATACACATACGACAGCGACAGGGATGCATTTATTCCTCCAAAGCCAGATGGTAACTGTGTCTTAGACGAACAAACCTGTCAATGGGTTGAAGTAATTTAGCCGGTGAATTATGTTTGGCATAGCACCACTTGGCTCACCATTTAGCGCGCTATCTGGCAACACCTATGTTGTAAACATTACTGAGGGTGGCTACGGCGCTGGATTTTATGGTTCTGGTGCATACGGATACAACACATACGAGAGTTTGCTATCTGGCACTGGATACTCAAAATCAATCAATGAGGCTGTTTCTGCTTCTGAAAGCATAATTCAAACTGTCTCTTATGAAAAATCATTAAGCGAGTCCCTATCGGCGTCTGATGTTCTCTCAAATATAGCGACGCTAATAGCGCAGCAGCAAGAATCAGTATCCTTTGCTGACAGTCAATCGACTGTTCTTGATGCTGTGGCATCCTTATCGGAATCAGTTACCGCAACAGATAATCAATCAGGTAGTTTTGTCGCCGTAGCGTTTGCATCTGAATCTGTATCAGCAGTAGATTCAAGCACATCATTAGTTATATTTGTAGTGTTTGCTGCTGAAAGCATAATCGCAGACACTGCCCAGGTTGGCATCCTTGTTATGCCCGTTACTGTTTCTGATTCTCTATCAGCGTCAGACGTACTAACAAACACATTAACTGCACTTGCATCTTCTTCTGATTCCTTATTTCCAGCAGATAGCGTCATCAATACTTTAACGCTTGTGGCAGACGCAAGTGAATCGCTATCGGCTTCAGAATCAAGTGCTTCCCTAATTGAATACAACGTACAAACTATTGAGGCCATATCTGGCTCCGATAACCAGTCTGCCATTACAAGTTTATTTTCAGAGGCTTCTGAATCTCTTAGCTCTGCTGAATCTTTATCAAGCATATCAATTTTTGTTTGCAACTTGCAAGAGTACGGCAATCTTCAAGAAGATTTGCTATCTGGTCTTGCTTTTGTGGCCCAGGTTGCTGAGTACGCATCTGCGCTTGATTTGATTACGCAAAGGTTGTTCTGGGAGCCTGATTCGGACACCGCTGAGAATTGGTCAGCAGAATCGGACACCAGTGCCATTTGGACGAATTCAAGCGATAATTCAAGCAATTGGACAATCATCAACGACACGCCTGATACCTGGACTCCAGTCACAGACGGGTCAAATACTTGGACACCTATCTAGGAGTAAATCATGGCAGATACGACAACGACAAACCTACTACTCACCAAGCCAGAGGTAGGTGCTTCAACCGACACCTGGGGTACAAAGATCAATGCTGATCTTGATGCTGTGGATGCAGTGTTTACTGGCGCAGGTACTGGTACTTCAGTCGGTCTTAATGTTGGTGCTGGCAAAACGCTGGCGGTGGCTGGGACTGCCACATTTACAGGTACATCAAATTTTCCAGGTAGCGGAATTTGGAATACAAGCGGTAACGTGGGGATAGGGATAAGTTCGCCAAGCTACAAGCTAGATGTAGCGGGAGTAGTAAGAGGAACTGGAAACATAATTGCTGGAGACGGTTCTGCTTTTGTTTTTGGAACAGGCGTAACGTCATATGTAAGTGGCAGCAGCACAAGCAATGTCATAGATTTTTATACTTCCTCAATAGCGCGTATGCGCCTAGACCCCAGCGGTCAAGTTGGAATTGGTACTGCTTCGCCGGGGTATAAGTTAGATGTGCAGGGCGCAACTGCATCCACACAACTGAAATCTACCACGGGGACAAACTACGTTGCACATTTCTTAAACAACACTGGTGGCTTTACTTATCTTGGTGTTGAAAGTAGCGCTGGCGGGTCTTTGTTTACGGGTACAGCGGCTTATGAGGCAGTATTTGGTACTGTCAGCGCATACCCTGTTGGCTTTGCCACTGGTGGCGCGGAGCGTATGCGTATCGAATCCAGCGGCAACGTGCTTGTCACTTCCGCTGCTGGTCTTGGCTACGGCACAGGCTCAGGTGGTACTGTTACACAAGCAACAAGCAAGTCAACAGCGGTAACGCTTAACAAGCCTACTGGTCAGATTACGATGAATGCTGCGGCTTTGGGGGCTGGGTCAAGTGTTGAATTTAGCGTTAATAATAGTTTACTATCAGTTAACGATTGTATAAATTTATCGGGTGTTTGGGGGGTTTCACCTAACTATCGGATTGAACTCAAAGGTGTATTTGGAGGTGGTTTTGCAGTAAGAGTTACAAACATTACGGCAGGTTCATTATCAGAAGCACTTGTATTGAACTTTGCATTAATTAAAGGAGCAACATCATGATTTATTTAGCAGCAGTGTGTCACGACATTAAATCCAACACCTTAGAAGCCACATGGCTAGAGGAAACGGAAACGGAACTCAAGCGAGTAAAGTGCCGCAACTACAGCGTAGAACAGAAGGACGAGTTCCTTGCTGACTGTGGTGCGGATGGTCAGAAGTACACAGACTTAGCAGGATGGTAATGAACACCCCAGAAATAGACCCAGTTAAGTACGGAGTCTTGTGGCAGAAGGTACAAGACTACGAGCGCCGGTTTGATGAGATGAGTTCAAAGATTGACAAGATGGAGTCATCTATTGAAACACTGGTTGCACTTGCAAATCAGGGCCGTGGTGGTTTCTGGATGGGCATGGTTATCGTATCTGCTATCAGCAGCGCAATGGGGTATTTAAGCCATTTAATAGGCAAGAACTAGGCTATGAATGCGCCGCTTACTTTTATTGTTGACCTTGGTAACCGTATCGGCTGCGCAGGACAAACTAATACTGTCAGCAGAGCCGCCACCATCGCTTCCAAAAAAGCCACCAAAGGCAGCGCCAAGCTGCGCGGTGCGGGAGTTGTACGTTATTGGTTTAACGACACACGACCCGGCAGAGCGACACAAAGCTATGCTGGCTTGGCTGGATAAGACAAAGTGCAGCGGTGATGATTACGTTTTAATTTGGAACGCCCTGCCTGAGTGGGCTGGTACTTCAGATAGCCCCGCATTGAGGGCTAAGATTATGGAGAAGGCAAGATGAACGAATCATGGTTAGCACGCAACATACAGCCGGTAACGGTGGTGTTCTTGCTTTTCTCGTACTTCTTCTTCGCGCTGCTTTCTGTCTTTGAGATGGAAACCCGTGGTGCGTATGTTGACCTGCTTGGGCAGGCCATGATTATCGTCATCACCGCCATCTTTGCGGGCAAGACCGCCGAGAGGATTGTTGACATCCGAACAAACAAAGGAGCGCCAGATGGCCCTTGATCCAATATCAGCATCGTTTGAAGTCGGCAGCAAGGTCTTAGACCGAGTTCTGCCCGACCCTGCGCAGCAAGCAGCCGCCAAGCTGGAGTTGCTCAAGCTCCAACAAAACGGCGAGTTGGCTCAGATTACTGGACAGATGGAAATCAACAAAGCGGAAGCGGCAAGTTCCAGCCTGTTCGTTTCCGGCTGGCGTCCGAGCATCGGCTGGATATGCGGCGCAGGGTTTGCGGTGCAGTTTGTCATCGGCCCGTTAGCAGAGTGGGGTTCTGCTTTGGCTGGTCACCCTGTAAAGTTTCCGCAAATGGACACCGGAACCATGATGCCGCTTCTCTTGGGTATGCTTGGTCTTGGCGGGCTGCGTACCGCTGAGAAACTGGCAGACAAGGCCGCAAAATGAACCTAAGCCCGCACTTCACCCTTGAAGAGTTGACAACCACGGATCATCGCCAGTTCGACAACACGCCCAACGAGGCTGAACAAGCGAATTTGGTGCGACTGGCCGGTTTGCTGGAACAAGTCAAATCCGCTATCGGTGGCAAGCCGGTGATGGTTAACAGCGCTTTCCGGTGCAAGCAAGTAAACGATGCCGTTGGCAGCAAGGACACCAGCCAGCACCGAGTGGGCTGCGCTGCGGACATTCGCGTGCCTGGTATGACACCTGACCAGGTTGTAAAGGCAATCATTGCGGCCAAGCTGCCATTTGACCAATTGATTCGTGAATTTGACCGCTGGACACACGTTTCAATTGCCAACAACCTAGATAGCAAACCTCGTGGGCAGGTGCTTATCATTGACAAGGCAGGAACTCGACCTTACGGTTAAAGTACCAAATTATGGCCATCCAACAAAAACTTGAGACTCCAACGCCGCCAAACCTGGGCTATCCACCAGAGTTATACGAGCGCCGAAATTTCAATGAGTCCAATGGTGCTTTAAATGCTTACTTTAGGAAATTGACAGCGGTTTTAGGCTCTGTCTTTGGCATCAGAGGAAGCAGGTACATAAATGCGCCATATGGTGCGTTTCAAAGTCTTGCCGACCAGACAGTGGCGACCATCAATACGGCATACGCCATGACGTTTGACACAACCGATTACTCCAATGGAGTTACAGTTGCAAGCAATACAAAAATAACGGTTACGGACTCAGGAATTTATAACTTCCAATGGTCAGGGCAGTTTGAGAATACAGATAGCCAAGACCACGATGCTCGGGTATGGATTAAAGTCAATGGTACAAACCTGGTAGGTTCCACTGGATTTTTTGCCGTTTCGTCAAAGCATGGGATAGTAAATGGCCATGTACTAATTGGCTGGAACTATTACCTATCACTAAATGCCAATGACTATATTGAACTTTGGTGGGAAACTGACAGCACGACAGTCAGTCTGCAAACATACGCTGCGGCGTCCAACTATCCATCAACAGCATCACTTATTGCTACCATGCAATTTGTGTCTAACACAATGTGAGAATGCCCCATGTACATACCCTTAAAAATACCGCCAGGAATCTACCGCAATGGGACTGAATACCAGTCATCTGGTCGCTGGTACGACGCCAACCTGGTGCGCTGGTACGAGAACACTATGCGCCCTGTCAATGGGTGGCGTAAGCGTTTCAGCACTCAAACTGCAATGTCTGGAAAGTGCAGGGGTTTGATTACCTGGCGAGATAACGCCAACGACCGTTGGATTGCAGCAGGTACGCACACTAAACTTTATGTAATGAACGAGTCTGGTACTCTCAAAGAAATCACGCCATCAGGATTTACTGCTGGAATTGCCGATGCAACTTCATACACCGGCTATGGGTATGCCGCATACGGAAACTTCGCGTATGGTGTACAACGTCCTGATTTGGGGGATGTGGTAAGTGCAACAACATGGTCGATGGATACATGGGGGGAGTACCTAGTTGCCTGTTCAAGTGCTGATGGAAAAATCTACGAGTGGCAGTTAGGGTTTACAACGCCTACGCTGGCAGCAGCCATTACCAATGCCCCGACTGGATGCAAGGCTGTGATGGTTACTGCTGACAGGATTGTGTTTGCTTTAGGTGCTGGCGGTAACCCGCGAAAGGTTGCCTGGTCAGACCAGGAAAACAATACAGTTTGGACTGCTGCCATAGATAATTTGGCGGGTGATTACGAGTTGGCCACACCAGGCACTTTGCTTGCTGGTAAGCGCGTTAAAGGTGTAAACCTACTGTTTACTGATGTTGACGTACACACGGCTCAGTACATTGGAGCGCCATTTGTATATGGCTTTGAGAAGGCTGGTAGCGGGTGCGGATTGATTTCCGCACAGTCAGTTGCAGCGATTGACACCGCAGCAATTTGGATGTCCAGCAGCGGTTTTTGGATGTATGACGGGTATGTCAAGCCGCTACCTTGCGATGTTTCTGATTATGTTTTCAACGACATAAACTTGACGCAAAAGTCAAAAATCTATGCTGTACACAACAGCAAATTTGGTGAAATTTGGTGGTTCTACCCGTCCAACTCCAGCAATGAGATTGACTCCTATGTGACGTTCAATTACCGAGAGGGTCATTGGAACATAGGTACATTGTCTCGATTGGCTGGAACCGATGCAGGGGTATTTACTTACCCAATTATGGTTGATGCCAATGGCTATATATACGAGCATGAGGTAGGTTTTGACTATGACTCTGCAACCTTGTACGCGCAATCTGGCCCCATAGAGTTGGGGACCGGCGAGAACATAATGAACGTAAAGCAGGTAATCCCTGACGAGCAGCCATTGGGCGAGGCTGTGGTTTCGTTCACGTCAAGGTTCTACCCTACCGGTGCTGAGTCAACGCATGGGCCGTTCACGGCGGCAAACCCCACCAGCGTCCGGTTCTCTGGTCGCCAGGTTGAGGTTAAGGTGACGGGCAATACGTTGTCCGATTGGAGGGTTGGGGTTATGAGGCTGGAGGCTACGGCTGGTGGGCGTCGATGACAGAGTTGGATGACCTGCATAGGCTGCGCCAACAGGTTGAATCAGCTTTAGAATACTCTGGAGGCACTCACACATTCGACGATATTGCCCAGGCGGTTTCTGAAAAAAGATTCCAAGTCTGGCCAGGTATTAAATCGGTGGTGGTGACCGAGATCATTGTCTATCCGCGAATCAAGAACTTGCACTACTTCTTGGCTGGCGGCGACCTAGATGAACTCAAGCTGATGCGACCATACATCGAGCGTTGGGGCAAGAGTTTAGGTTGCACGCTAGTTACTCTCGCAGGGCGTCAAGGCTGGGCCAAGACGTTTCTGCGCAATGAAGGATACGAACCTAAGTGGTTCATTTTGAGCAAGGATATTTGATATGGCGAAAAAAATTAGCTTTGATGATGAGGATATTGCAGCAAACCCGTTTGCGTTTTCTGCCCCAAACATTACTGCCCCTGTTCAAGCTCCTGTTGATGTGCGAAATATTGCTGAAGAACTTTATTTCAGATTAAACCCTAATGAGGAAAATGCTACCGCCCAAGCTCTTGGTATATCTCAACCTGGGATGGTAAGACCAAGAGGACTTTCAGAAGATCAGGGTTACGGTATGGTTCCGGTCTATGAGCGTGGGACTTTGCAAGGGTATGAATTTAATCCGGTTCAAGCTGGTTTGGGGGTAACTGATACTGCAAAGCCACCAGCAATACTTGCCGCTGAAAAACAGTTAGGCCGAGAGTTAGAGCCTATTTACGAAACTGCCCGTTCCGCTGGTGATCCACGGGGTCGAGAGACTATTAACTACGGCCCTCCCATAGGTTATAGGTACGACAACGGGCAAGGCCAGTATGTTAATTTTGATCCCCAGGGCAATTACGGCTACACGCAGACAAGAGATGAGGGGAGTGCAGCGGCATTGGGAATTTTAGGCGCTGCGGCATTGCCGTTTATATTGCCATCGTTAGGCATAGGAACTGGTAGCGGTTTGCTATCAGAAACCGCTGCGCTTGGCTCTGGGCAAGTCGCTGCTACAACTCCATTGGCGTTTACTCCAGAGATGATTGCATCTGGTACGTTTACGCCAGGTTCAATTGGTGCTTATGGAGCTGCATCGGGGGCATTGACTGGTGCAGAGTTGGCTGCCGCCACAGGAGTTGCTGGAGCAGGTGGTGGACTGTTAAGTTCTTTGCCATCATCTCTTCCATCGTTGTCTAACATCAAAGATGCGGTGACAATTGGAAGCATTGTTGGTGGTGCAGTTGGAGCAGGTAATGCGCCAGCACCGCCTGCCTTTAAGATGGCTCCGTATGTACCGCCGTCTGGCAGGCCATATGAAAACATTGCGATGTCTCCTATCGCAGCGCCATACACGCCAACAAGGATTGCTGGCCAGTATGACCCAACTATGACACCTGGCGGTATGAGTCCATACGAACTAATCATGTCGCAAATGAGAGCGCCAGTTAACCCATACGCGAATTTTGAGGCAGGAACAGCAATTGGCGGGTACAACCCGCAACTTGGTTTATTAAGTTAAAGGAAAATATCATGAGTAAAGGCGGCGGAACACAAACTACGACAAGCAGCGTTGATCCAGAAATCAAGACTGCATATTTACAAAACCTTCAGCAAGCTCAGGGCGTGGCGGCATCACTGCCGCAGCAGCAGTTTGCGCCAATGAATGCGATGTACCAAAGCGGTGAACAGGCATTAACAAATGCCGCGCTTGCTGGACAGGGACTAAGCTCAGTTGACCAGGCGGCTCAGATGACGCAGCAGGCATCTATGCCTCGTAATCTGTCACTTGGCCAAGGGCCAGGAACCATTGGTAGCTACATGAACCCGTACAGTCAGTTGGTAACGCAAAATGCTTTAGGTGATTTGGAAAATGCAAGACAAGCTGCATTACGCCAGACAGCGCAGCAAGCGCAGCAGGCTCGTGCTTTTGGTGGTTCGCGCCAGGGTGTTGCAGAGGCTCAGACAAACCTTGGCTTTACCAAGCAGTACGGCGACCTAGCTGCAAGGCTTAATGAACAGGCATTTAATCAGGCTATGGCTGCGCAGCAACAAGATATTTCCCGTCAATTGATGGGGGCGCAGCAATTAAGTGGCATTGGTGGCCAGCAACAGGCATTGCGCCTTGGCGGTGCGCAGGCGGTTATGGGCGCTGGTGGTGCTAGGCAGCAGTTGGAGCAGCAGCAACTCGATGCAATGCGCAACCTGGGTATGCAGCGCCTTGGCATTCAGCAAAGTGCGCTTGGCATATCTCCTGCGGACTTGGGACGGATTACAAGTACACCGATGTATCAAAATCGCATAGGCGGTGCATTAGGCGGTGCTGCTGCTGGATATCAATTAGGCGGGAAAGAAAATTCTGCTTTGGGCGCTGCGCTTGGTGGTTTGCTTGGATACTTTGGTTAAAGGGGATAAATCATGGCAGATTTTGATTTAGGCGGCTTGCTGTTTGGCAATGCGCCAGTTACAGGATTTGAGTCCTACTTAGACCCAGAGCAGTTAAAGGCTATGCGCAACCAGGGTGTCATGCAAGCGGCTATGGCTTTACTCAAGGCATCCGGTCCTAGCACGCAGCGCATAGGCCTTGGGCAGGCTCTTGGTGGCGCGTATGAGGCTGGGCAGGCTGGCTACCAGCAGGCGCAGCAGCAAGGTCTTGCCGCCATGATGACAAAGCAAAAGATGGAGGAGGCTGCCGCAGATAAGCGGTTGATGGAGTCATTAGCGTCTGGAGATACGAGTGCAAGTTTGGGTCTTACTCCAGAACAGGCTCGCATTGTTGCAATGAATCCGAAAGCATTGCTTCCTAAAGTGCTTGAGATGCAATTGGGACGTAAAGAGGCTGATTCTTTCACGCCAATGACACCGGAGCAATTGGCTGCGTATGGATTACCGCCTGGAACGTCGGCGGTGATAAATGCAAAGACTGGCAAGCCAGAAGTTTTAAGTGCAGCAGAGAAGCCTCAACAAGAGCCTGAAAAGGTTCGTCTTTTACGCTCTCTTGGTTTAGAGCCTACATTGGCAAATTTACGTCTACTTGATAGCCCAGAAGCAAATCCGACAGAAGTTAAATTGTTACAGGCTGCTGGTAAACCTATAACAATGGAAAACATCATGGCTATTCGCAGGGCTGGTGCTACTAACGTAAGTGTTGGGGAAGGTCAAAAGGGTTTTGAGAACACAATGTCATTGAAGAAAACGTTCAATGCAGAACCAATTTACAAAGACTACAACGACATGAAGTCTGCTTACGGTCAGGTAATGACTTCACTTGACCAAGGTACTCCAATTGGTGATGTAGCTGGAGCCACAAAGGTAATGAAATTGCTTGATCCTGGTTCTGTTGTCAGAGAGTCTGAATTAGGCATTGCTATGGCGGCATCTGGTCGCATGGATAGACTGAAAAATTACTTCAATATGTGGCAGTCAGGTAATAAATTGACTGAGCAGCAAAGGTCTGACTTTAAGCAATTGTCTAATGAACTGTACGCAGCCGCTGGTCAAGCGTACAACCAAAAGCGTCAAGAATATCAAGATTATGGTCAAAGTTTTGGACTTGATGCTAGTAAGGCATTGGGTGCTCCAGCACAGATTCCATCTTTGATGGGTGGTGGTCGTGGTGCTACTGGTAGTGCGCAAAGGAAGCCATTAGGCGATATTTTTTCGCGTTAGATATCAAAAGGATTAAATCATGGATGATCTAAAAAACAAGATCAAAGAGGCTAAATCTGCTGGATATCAAGACGATGAAATTGTCAAGTATCTTGCCTCAATGCCTGATCTAACTCAGAGCATTACGTCAGCATACGAAAACCAGTACACGCCATCAGAGATACTGAAATTTTTAGCTGAACGAAAGTCTCCTGCTTACGAGGCTGGAGCCAAAAAGTCGGAACTTGAAAAAGGTTTCTTGACTGCGATGCAGGGTCCGACATTTGGCTTCTATGACGAGCTTGCCGGTGCATTGGCGGCTCCTATTACTGCGCTTCAGACTGGAAAGCCATTGTCTGAGGCATACCAGCAGGAGCGTGACATACGCCGTGGCGCTGTTGAGTCATACATGAAGGAAAACCCCTGGACATCTGCTGGCTTGCAGGGTGTTGCATCAATTCCCACCATGCTTGCAGGTCTGCCTACACGGGCGGCTGGATTGACCACCAAAGCGGTTATGCCAGCGGTTGAGTACGCTGCACCAAAATTGGCGCAGACTGCTACAAACATTGGACGCTACCTAACTGCCGCACCAGAGGCTGGTAAGGTTATGGGTATGGGTCAGCGCATGGTGCAGGCCGGTGCTGGAGGCGTCGGGTATGGTCTGCTCGGAGGGATTGGAGCCAGTGAGGGTGAGACAACTGGAGAGATTGCAGCAGACGCTGGAAAGAGCGCTTTGATGGGTGCGGTGCTTGGACCTATTACGCAGCCTGTAATGGGTGTTTTAGGCGCTGCTGGACGCCAAGTTGCTGCCCGTGTATCTCCAGAGCGTGCTGCTACCTATGCCCAGCAAAAGGTTGCTGAGGCATTGCTGCGTGATACGCCACCAGATTTGCTGGAAAGCGCATTGGGTATGGCGCAGGCCAGGATGGGTAAGCTAGGACCGGAGGCGCGTATTGCTGACGTTGGTGGTGCAAATACACGTCAATTGCTAGATACCATTGCCACACTACCTGGTGAGACAAAGCAAATGCTTGAGCGTGCCATTCGTGAGCGCCAGGCTGGACGTGCAGGTCGTTTAATGACTGCTGCTGATGAGGCTTTAGGCACTCAGGGTGCGCAGTTTCAGCAGAGTCTTGATGCGTTTAACGCGCAGCGCAAGGCTGAAGCACGCCCCTTTTATGACGTTATAGACAATGCAACTATCAAGGTTGACGATAGCCTGGCCGCACTGCTAAAACGCTCTGAGTCATTGCAGGGTCCTGCTGAATTGTTGTACAAGACAAAGACGGGCCAAACAATTGACTTGGCAAACCTGCAAAAAGGTGACTTTGTACCAATGAACGTACTTGATACGTTAAAGCAATCTTTATACGACTCCGCACAGACGTTAAAGCGTGCCGGTGGTGGACAACAGGCTAATGCATATGATGATGTTCGCAAAGACCTAATAAATGTACTTAGCGCAAAATCACCAAAAGTCGGTGGGCAATCTGCGTATGCGCAGGCAATGGAAAAGTGGGCTGGTCCTTCGCAGATGATGGACGCAGCAGAACTTGGCCGCAAGTCTATGACTGGCGACATTGTTAACTTCAAGCAAGAATTGGCAGGATTGACGCAGTCTGAGATGGATGCGTTTCGCATTGGCGCATTGCAGGCACTACGTCAAAAAACTGGAACTGAAGCTGGTCAAACGTCACTGCTAAAGATGTGGAAGGAGCCAGCCACACAGGAGCGATTGAAGGCGGTATTCAATAATGACTATAGAGAGTTTGCGTCAGCAGTTGCAAAAGAAGCGCGCTTAAAAGGTCTTGAGTCTCTTGGACGTGGATCGCCAACTGCTCCTCGCTTGGCTGGTATTGAGGACATTGGAATACCCGCTGTGATGGCGGCTGGACAGGCTGTAAGCACTGGAAATGTTCCAGGCGTGGCTGCATCTGCCATGAATGTATTTAAGCAATTGGGTACGCCAGAGCCAGTTAGGGCTGAGATGGGGCGTTTGCTTTTATCGCGTGAGCAGCAGCGTCTTATTGAACTTGGAGACCAGATTCGCAGGATGAACGAGGCACGATCACGGGCAGCAGGTTACGGTGCGTATACGGCTGGTCAAGCTGGCCGCGTTACGTCTCCAGCAATCGGGTCTGGCGTAGGAAATGAGCAATTTAACTTTCTTAGCCCAGCAGGGCCATATGGTCAATAACGTCAATCAGGACTGTTATACGCGCCATAAAACGCAGCGATCAAAGGATCGCGCCTTGGTTTGATGCTCTTTGCTTTCTCACGCGCCAGGCGAAACTCTTTGTCCTCTTGAGTTTCCCTGGCGCGTTTTCGTTGCTGCCGTTCCTTGTTCGTTTTGCGTGGAGGCTTTGGCGCATCTACCCCAATGCCTGCCTTAAATAGTGCCGCTATGCCATCTGGTTGCCTTCGCCATCCTGACCTATACACCAACCCCTTACGCTTTAACCTGGCCAGCAATTCTTGCGCAGAGCGCTGCGTGCAGTGAACCAGGACGCACAGCTCGGACGTTGACATCTCTTTACGCTGCAAGATGTCAAGTATGCGCGGCTCCCTTACTGACTTCATACGCCACGGCTCCTGACTTTGAGATGGTCATTAGCACCAGGCCGAGGCGTATCCATCTTTGGCGGCTGATACACCGGCTGACGCCAGATTGAGATTGTGGGAGGCTGCGCCTCGCCTGGCAGTTT